AAGGAAAGCTTCGGGAAGTTCCTGAACAAGCTCACCGAGGTGATAAACGCCGGGATAAACGTAACTCTGACCGCGCACGCGGCGCTCCGCAAGTTCGAGCAGCCGGACGAAATGGGGAGCTACGACCGCTGGGAAATGAAGCTCGGCAGCAAGACCACCAACAAGATATCCCCGCTGATAAAGGAGTGGGCGGACATCGTCCTGTTCTGCAACTATAAGACCCTGGTAGTCCAGACCGACAAGGACGGCAAGAAGCACAAGGCGCAGGGAAACCGCCGTGTGATGTACACCCAGCACCACCCCTGCTGGGACGCCAAGAACCGCTACGGGCTCCCGGAGGAGATTCCGATGGAGTACGCGCAGATTGCGCAGATCTTTTCAAATTCGGAATTCGGAATTCTTAATTCGGAATTTCGGTGTCCTGCTTCGCAGGACGATATCTCAACGCCTGCGAATGATACGGCACCCGCTCCGAGTACTTCCGCGCCGGGCGTTCCGAAAGCACTCTCTGACCTTATGGCAGCTTCCGGAATTACAGAACAGCAGATTCGCGCGGCGGTCGCGATGAAGGGCTACTTCCCGGAGGACATGCCGATAAGCGCCTACCCCGAGGACTTCGTCAGCGGCGTTCTGGTCGGCGCGTGGAAGCAGATTGTTGATTTCATCAACGAACAGAAATACCCGTTCTGATTTTGCAGTAAAATGCAGTATTTTACATGCTAAACTCGGTCAGGGAGGAAAGAAAAACTTCCTGCAACACGAGATTTTTCGGTTTGCCGCAGGCAAATATCACCCCCACTCCGGGGGTGATAAGAAAAATCGGAGGTTTTGCGGCGGCAGGGCGCAGCCCGATTTCAAGCCGCAAAACTCGGTCAAGGAGAACAGAAGATTCTCCGATAAAATTCATAGGAGGACACCACAATGTCAGAAATCATTGAAAAAGAACTGGACTGGGGCGACGAGATAAGCCGTGAAAGCGACTTCACGATAATCCCGGAGGGCGACTACGACTTCACCGTGACCGGCTTCGAGCGCGGCAGGCACGAGGGCAGCGAGAAGCTCCCGCCCTGCAACATGGCGATAGTTACCCTCGCGGTAACGCTGCCGGACGGAAGCACCGCGAACCTCAGGCACAGACTTTTCCTGCACACCCGCTGCGAGGGACTGCTCTCCGCGTTCTTCACCGGAATCGGTCTGAAGCGCAAGGGCGAACCGCTCCGCATGAACTGGAACGCCGTCCCCGGCGCGCACGGCCGCTGCAAGATAACCGTCCGCAGCTGGAAGGGCAAGAACGGAGAGGACATGCAGTCCAACGATATCAAGAAGTTTTATGATCCTTATGACAGCGCCCCGCAGGCACCTCAGCAGTACGCGCAGCCTGGACAGTATCAGCAGCCGGCTACCGGTCAGCCCACCGGCGTATTCACCCCCGGAAAGTGGTGATAGCGCATGACAGAAAATCAGGTAACGCTCCTGGCGCCTGCGGAAGCCCCGGTCAATCAGATATCGCTCCGACCCTACCAGAACGAAGCGAAAGCCGCCGTGCTGGGTCAGTGGGAGCAGGGCGTACAGCGCACTTTACTGGTACTCCCGACCGGCTGCGGCAAGACGATAGTGTTCGCGAAGATATCCGAGGACTGCGTGAAGCGCGGTGAGCGCGTGCTTATCCTCGCGCACCGCGGGGAGCTGCTGGAGCAGGCGGCGGACAAGATACATAAGGCGTGCAGCCTGAACTGCGCCGTCGAGAAAGCCGAGGAGACCTCCCTCGGCTCGTTCTGGAGAATTACCGTCGGGAGCGTGCAGACCCTCATGCGGGAGAGCAGGCTCGCGCGGTTCCTGCCGGACTATTTCGATACTATTATAATAGACGAGGCGCACCATGCCGTTTCCGACAGCTATCAGCGGATATTACAGCACTTCAGCGGCGCGAAAGTTCTCGGAGTTACTGCGACACCCGACCGCGGCGACATGAAGAACCTCGGGCAGGTGTTCGACAGCCTGGCGTATGAATACACCCTCCCCCGCGCTATCCGGGAGGGCTATCTCTGCCCGATAAAGGCGCTGACTATCCCGCTGAACCTCGACCTTACCGGGGTTTCCGTCCAGGCTGGGGACTTCCGCGCCGCAGACCTCGACACCGCCCTCGAGCCGTATCTCTATCAGATAGCCGACGAAATGCTCCGCAACTGCTCGGACCGCAGGACCGTGGTGTTCCTGCCGCTGGTCAAGACTTCGCAGAAGTTCCGGGATATCCTCAACGAGCGCGGATTTCACGCGGCAGAGGTCAACGGAAATTCCGACGACCGCGCGGAGATACTCCGGGATTTCGACGACGGCAAGTACAACGTGCTGTGCAATTCAATGCTCCTCACCGAGGGCTGGGACTGTCCCTCCGTGGACTGCGTGATAGTCCTCCGCCCGACAAAGGTGCGCGGGCTTTACTGCCAGATGGTCGGCAGAGGAACGCGGCTCAGTCCCGGCAAGAAAGACCTGCTGTTACTGGACTTCCTCTGGCATACCCAGCGGCACGAGCTGTGCAGACCTGCGCACCTCATCTGCGAGAGCGACGAGGTAGCGCAGAAAATGACCGAGAACCTCGCGGCTTCCGGCTGTGAAATGGACATCACCGAAGCCGAAGAAAGAGCGGAAACCGACGTAGTAGCCCAGCGAGAGGAGGCTCTCGCGAAGCAGCTGGGCGAAATGCGTAAGCGCAAGCGCGCCCTTGTCGACCCGCTCCAGTTCGAGATGTCGATACAGGCGCAGGATCTGTCCGGGTATGTTCCGTCGTTTGGGTGGGAGATGTCCCCGCCGACCCAGAAGCAGCTTGACGCGCTGGAGAAGTACGGCATTTACCCGAACGAGATAGAGAACGCGGGCAAGGCGGCAATGCTCCTCGACCGCCTGAACAAGCGCCGCACGGAGGGGCTTTCCACCCCGAAGCAGATACGCCTGCTGGAGAACAAGGGCTTCCTGCACGTCGGAGAATGGACGTTCCAGCAGGCAAGCAACATGATAACCCGCATTGCGGCGAACGGCTGGAGAGTTCCCCCGGCGGTGATCCCCGCAGAATATAAACCGGAGGTGAGCATATGGAACTGACGGAGTGCCTGAAATACATCGACCCCGCTTCCCTCGACTACCAGACCTGGGTGAACGTCGGCATGGCGCTGAAAGAGGAGGGCTGCCCCTGCTCCGTCTGGGACGACTGGAGCCGCCCCGACAGCCGCTATCATTCCGGCGAGTGCGCGAAGAAGTGGGAGAGCTTCGGCGGGAATCCGAACCCCGTCACCGGGGCGACGATAGTCCAGCTCGCAAAGGAGCGCGGAATGCCCGTCGCAGAAAGCCGCGCCCTGGACTGGGACGATGAGATATCCTACGAAACCGACAGCGCGGAGGAGCACGTCGTGGTCAACAGGAACTGGGTGGAGGGGCGCGAGATAAACCCGCCCGCCGACTGGCAGCCGCAGCGCGAAATTATCCGATACCTCGAAACGCTTTTTGGTGAGGACGAGAATGTCGGCTATGTCATGCAGTCCTACGAAAAGGACGGAAAGTTCGTCCCCGCAAACAAGGGAGCATACGACCGCACCGCCGGACAGCTTATCGAGCACCTCCGCAAATGCGGCGGGGATATCGGCGCAGTCCTCGGGGACTACAACCCGCAGTGCGGCGCGTGGATACGCTTTAATCCGCTGGACGGCAAGGGGATAAAGAACGAGAACGTGTCCGATTTCCGCTACGCGCTCGTCGAGAGCGACAACGTGGAGATAGAGCAGCAGAACGCGATAATACGCGAGCTGGAGCTTCCGGTGGCGGCGCTTGTTTACAGCGGCAAGAAGAGCCTGCACGCGATAGTCCGCATTGACGCGGAGAATTACGAGGAGTACCGCCGCCGCGTGGATTTCCTCTATCAGATATGCGCGAAAAACGGACTTTCGCCCGACACGCAGAACCGCAATCCTTCGCGGCTGTCGAGAATTCCGGGCGTGCAGCGCGGCGAGAACCGGCAGTACATAGTCGATACGAACATCGGCAAGGCGAGCTGGGACGAGTGGCGGGAATGGATAGAGGGCGTGAACGACGACCTCCCGGGCTTCGAGAACGCGGCGGATTTCTGGAACGACATGCCGGAGCTTGCGCCGCCGCTTATCGGGGGAGTTCTCCGGCAGGGGCACAAAATGCTCATCGCGGGACCCTCGAAGGCGGGCAAGTCGTTCGCGCTGATAGAGCTGTGCGCGGCTATCGCGGAGGGGCGCGAGTGGCTCGGCTGGAAAGTCGCCCAGGGACGTGTTCTGTACGTCAATCTGGAGCTGGACAAGGCTTCCTGCGAGCACAGATTTGCTGACATCTACAACGCACTTGGCTGGAAACCGGAGAACCTCCGGAACATCGACATCTGGAACCTGCGCGGCAAGTCCGTACCGATGGACAAGCTCGCGCCGAAGCTGATACGCCGCGCCGCAAAGCGAGATTACCTCGCGATAATCCTCGACCCGATTTATAAGGTAATAACCGGCGACGAGAATTCCGCAGACCAGATGGCGCACTTCTGCAACCAGTTCGACAAGGTCTGCACGGAGCTTGGCTGCGCGGTTATCTACTGCCACCATCACTCAAAGGGAGCGCAGGGAGCGAAGCGCAGCATGGACAGAGCTTCCGGTTCCGGCGTGTTCGCCCGCGACCCGGACGCGCTTCTCGACCTCATCGAGCTGGGGCTTCCGGAAGCGCTCATTAAGGAGGAGCAGAACAAGGCGGTGTGCAATATCTGCTATGACCTGCTCGTCCGAAGCGGCAAGGCAGGCGACATTTCACAGGACGACATGGTTACGGCTAAGGCAATGCGGGAGCACGTCAGAAACGCGCTTGCGGGGGATTCCCTGCGGCAGGCGGAGGAAAGTATATCGGCGGCGGAGAAGCTGGCTGAAAGCCGTTCCGCGTGGCGTATCGAGGGTACTCTGCGAGAGTTCCCGAAGTTCCCGCCGGTCAACGTGTGGTTCGATTATCCGATACATAGGATAGACATGTCGGGGGTGCTGAAAGATATTCAGCTTGACGTCCCGGCGCAGCCCTGGCAGCGGAATTTCAGCAAGAAAAAGTCCGACAAGGAGCGCAAGGACGAGCGTAAGGAGTCTATAGAAACGGCGTATAACGCGTGTAATATGGACGGCAAAGTAACGTTGAAAGACCTCGCGGAATACACCGGAAAATCCGAAGATACCGTCCGCAGGTACATAAAAGAACACGGCGGTTTTTGGATAGACGACGGCGAAGTCGGTAAAAAGTAAGTTGCAAACTCGATAAACTGCAAACCGCAAAATCGAGATTTTGCAAATGCAAAGTCGATAGTGCATTTCCGAGAATGCAACCGCAAAAATCCCGACTTTGCGTACTGCTGTTGCAGGTATATATACTACGTATATATAGTCTTGCGACTTTCCCTCCGGTCAGGGGGGAAGTAGTCGTGCGACAGCTTACGCACGACGACTCCTTCCCCTGTCCTGACAAAGCAAAATTTCTCAGAAAGGAAATGTAATAATATGGCAAATGAATGTTACAACTGCGGCGCATATGACGAGGAGCGCGAGGGGTGTACAATGCCCGCCTGCGACAGATCCTACGCGTGTCCTATGGAGGAAGCAGGGAACTTGCTGTTTTTCCTGCCGATGATACCGCCGACGGTAACGGCGCAGGAACATAAGGTCACAGTCAGGAACGGCAAGCCCGTATTCTACGACCCGCCGGAGCTTAAAGAAGCCCGCGCGAAGCTTACGGCGCACCTGGCACAGCATAAGCCGGAGAAGCCGTATACCTGCGGTGTTCGGTTAATAACGTCGTGGTGCTTCCCGGGAGAGGGTCACGCTGACGGCGAGTACAGAACGACAAAGCCGGACACGGATAATTTGCAGAAGCTCCTCAAGGACTGCATGACGTCCGCCGGATTCTGGAAGGACGACGCGCTTATCGCTTCGGAGCTGTGCGAGAAGTTCTGGGCGCAGGTACCCGGGATATTCATCAAAATCGAGGTGTTACAGTGAAGCTCGAAGAGGTAACAAAGGCGGCGGAACAGGGCGCGGTAATCCTGCATACGCACATGGGGATAACCTCCAGGTGCAGGATATCCGGCGTTGTTTCGCGGTTCGCGAAAGGCGCCTGGTCGTACTCACTGGAACTGCTGGATCTGAAAGGTTCCTGCGTTATCACCGCAGGGCTGGACGAGGTGGAGGTGGAGAAATGAAACTAATGATAAAGCGGCTTTTCTGCAGGCACGATTACCAGTGGTGCAGGAAGATCCAGAGTTTTTCGGGGCTGAACGGCGAACGCATTTACCTGGTCTGCCAAAAGTGCGGGAAAGTCAAGGACACCATGTTTCTGGAGGGACGCTGATGACCACCAAAGAATACCTCTCCCGCTACCGCTGGCAGAACGACAGCATAAACGCGAAGCTTGAACAGGTCGCGGAACTCCGCAGGAAAGCGCAGACGGTGTGTTCCGGCAGTTCGGACGGTACACACAGTTCAACGCCCTACGACCGTATCGGCGAGATAACCGCGCGTATCGTAGACCTGGAGCGCGAGATAAACGAGGACATCGACCGCAGCATAGACGTCCAGCGGGAGATACGCGCGGCGATAGCGAGAGTTACGGACGAGCGTTTGCAGTCGCTGCTTGAGTACAAATACATCAACGGGTACACGCTTGAAGAAATCGCCGTCCGCATGGATTACAGCTATCCGCAGATATGCCGCCTGCACGGCCGGGCGCTCCAGTCGGTGAAAGATGATATGGAATGATAGCTGAAAATGTGCTATACTAGTATCATGAAATACTGAAAAGCGCCCGAAGCAATCGCCCGGGCGCTTTTTCTATGCCGGAAGGAGGAACCACCATGACCGAAAAACAGAAGCGCTTCTGCGACGAGTACCTTGTGGATTATAATGCAACTCAGGCGGCTGTCCGTGCTGGTTATTCAGCGAAATCAGCATACAGTATCGGGGAAGAAAACCTGAGAAAACCTGAACTTAAAACGTATATCGACGAGCGCCTTGAACAGCTCCGCAGCGCCAAGACTGCCACCGCTACCGAGGTCATGGAGTTCCTGACGGAAGTCATGCGCGATGAGGGCGAGGGCTCAGTTTCGCGCCTTAAAGCCGCTGAACTCCTCGGGAAGCGGTTCGGGCTGTTTACGGACAAGCTGAACGTCGAGGGCAATATCCCGGTGGTGATTGCAGGCGATGATAAAATTGCAGACTAAGCGGATATACCTCCCGGAGCTTGTCGGCGGCGGTTACGGCGAATTCTGGCGGTTCCGGGGGAGGTACCGCGTGTGCAAAGGCTCCCGTGCGAGCAAGAAGAGCAAGACCTCCGCGCTGTGGTTCATCGTAAATCTCATGAAGCACCCGGCGGCGAACCTGCTGGTAGTCCGCGCGACTTACAACACGCTGCGCAATTCCTGCTTCACGGAGCTGAAATGGGCGATAGCAAGGCTCGGCGTCCAGCCGTACTGGCAGATAAATCTCAGTCCCCTGGAAATGACCTACCTCCCGACCGGGCAGAAGATTTACTTCCGGGGTCTGGACGACCCGCTGAAAGTCACCTCGATCACCGTTGACGTCGGCGTCCTCTGCTGGCTGTGGATAGAAGAAGCATACGAAATCGACAGTGAGGAGAGCTTCGACACCCTCGACGAGAGTATCCGCGGACAGGTGCCGGACGGGCTGTTCAAGCAGATAACGCTGACGTTCAACCCCTGGAACGAACACCACTGGCTCAAGAAACGCTTCTTCGACAAGCCGGACGCTGATATTCTCGCAAAAACCACGAACTACCTCTGTAACGAGTTCCTGGACGACGCAGACCTGCGCGTTTTCGAGCGCATGAAGCGCGATAATCCCCGGCGCTACCAGGTCGCAGGGCTGGGGAACTGGGGCATGGTGGACGGTCTGGTATATGAGAATTTCCGGGAAGCTGAATTCGAGCTTTCTGACCTGCCGGGCACGGCGCGCAGCTTCTTCGGTCTGGACTTCGGCTACACCAACGACCCGACGGCGTTCTGGGCTGGCATGGTCGATGAGAAGTCAAAGAAAATATGGGTGTTCGACGAGATGTACGAGCGCGGAATGAGCAACGAGCGCATTGCAGAGCGCATAACAGAGATGGGCTACGCAAAGGAAGTCATTACCGCCGACAGCGCGGAGCCTAAGTCCATCGACCGCCTGCGCACGCTGGGTCTGCGGAGAGTCCGCGCCGCTCAGAAAGGCAAGGACTCTATCCTTAACGGTATCGACCGCATACAGGATTACGAGCTGATCGTTCACCCACGCTGCAAGAACTTCCTTGTGGAGATCTATAACTACACCTGGTCAAAGGATAGGTTCGGACGTACGATAAACAAGCCCATCGACGATTTCAACCACCTCATGGACGCCATGCGGTACGCGCTGGAAAGCGATACGAAACACGCCAGAATACTCAACAGAAAGGAGCTGGGCATTTACTGATGATAAAGCCCTTCACGATATCCGCGGAAACCCGGATAACTCAGGAGATAGCCTGTGGATTTATCAAGGAGCATATTCAGCACACGCACGTCAGATACGACACGCTGGAGCGCTACTACGAGGGGGAGCACCCGATATGCAGCCGGGAGAAGCGCTCCGTGCTTGCGAACAACAAGCTTGTGTGCAATCACGCGAAATATATCTCAGACACCTGTGTGGGCTACTTTGCCGGGAATCCGGTAAAGTATTCGGGCGAGGGGATAGAGCCGCTCCTGGAGCTTCTGAGAACCGCTGACAGCGACACGCAGGACATCGACCTCGCGCAGAAAGCAAGCATATTCGGCACGGCTTACGAATTCATCTACACCGACGAGGACGGTCAGCCGCGGCTGTATTCCCCCGACCCGCGACAGGCGTTCGTTATCTATGACGACACGGTGCAGCAGAAGCCCGTCGCGGGGGTGTATTATTACAAGCTGCATGACAGCGTTACGGACCGGGACACCGGGTATTCCGTGTATCTCTGCACGGCGAGCATGATAACGCATTTCGTCACCGACACCGGATTTACGCCGAAGCTGCCGGACGAAAACCGACCCCACGGAATGAACGGCGTGCCGCTCATCGAGATATACAACAATTCCACCTGCGGCAGCGACTTCGAGCCTGTTCTCTCGCTCATCGACGCGTACAACGTCCTCCAGAGCGATCGCGTGAACGACAAGGAGCAGTTCGTCGAGGCGATACTGCTTATCAAGGGTTCGGTCCTCGGTGACGATAACGACGAGAAGTCCGAAAGCTATAAGGCGCTCCGGGAGAACGGTTTGCTGGAGCTTGACGCGGACAGCTCCGCCGAGTGGCTTACCCGGCAGTTTGATGAGAACAGCGTGGAAGTCCTCCGCAAATCGCTGGAGCAGGATATACATAAATTCGCGAACGTCCCATGCATGAGCGACGAAAGTTTCGGCGGGAATGCCTCCGGCGTTGCAATGCGCTATAAGCTCCTCGGGTTTGAGCAGATAACGAAAATCAAGGAGCGCTACTTCCGGGAGGGGCTGAAAGAGCGCCTGCGGCTTCTCTGCAGCTGGCTGGACACCACCGGCAAGGCGCACGTTGACAGCACGGGTATCTCGATACAGTTCACCCGGGCGCTCCCGGTAAACGAGGTGGAACAGGCGCAGCTTGTGTCGGAACTCCGCGATGTCGTCCCGCTTGAAACGCTGCTCGGACAGCTTCCGTTCATTGACGACCCGGAAGCCGCTGCCGAAGAGATACGGGAGCAGCAGAACAATTTCCCGAACCTGCCGCCGGATATGAGCGATGAACAGCCGTAAGTACTGGGAGCGCCGCGCAGCTCAGAACATGTACGACCGCATGGGCACCGCTGAAAGTACCGCTGCCGAAATGAACGCCGCGATACAGCAGACTTCTGCGTACCTCGAAAAGGAAGTCAGGGCAGTGCTGCGCGGAATGCAGTCGTTCGGTATCTCCGAAGCGGAAGCCCGGAAGATACTGAGCGCTTCTGGCGACGGAACGGCGCTACAGCGGCTCCGGAAATCCGCGCAGCAGGTCGGCGACCCTGAAAAGCGGGAAGCGCTCCTGAATGCGATAAACAGTGCCGGGGCGTACCGCTACCGAATTACCCGCATTGAGGAACTCAACAAGGATATCGTCAAGCAGTGCCGGGAACTGTACAAGACCGAGAACCGCCACGTCACGTCCGCGCTGCGGAATGTCGCGGAGGACAGCTACTACCGGGAGATTTTCAGCATACAGAAAGGCACTGGGCTGGGATTCAGCTTCTCGATGTTCTCGCAGAAGGACGTTGACCGCATTCTGCGTTCCAGCTGGAGCGGCGGAAATTACTCACAGCGTATCTGGAAGGACGTGAACGGCATGACGGCACGGCTGAAAAGCGAACTGCTCGTCAGCATGCTTTCCGGGCGCTCCAACGAAAAGACTGCGCGGATATTCCAGGAGCAGTTCGGAGTTAACGCGTTCTGCGCCCGGCGTATCGTCCGGACGGAAAGCGCGTACGTCGCGAATGCGGCGCAGGCAAAGGCGTACGACGAAGCCGGGATTGACCGCTACAGGTTCGTCGCCACCCTCGACAGCCGCACCTGCGAATGCTGCGCGGCTCTGGACGGCAAGGTGTTCGAACTCGCAAAGGCGAAGCCCGGCACGAACTATCCGCCCATGCACCCGTTCTGCCGCTCGACTACGATAGCGGACTTCGGAGAGGATAACCTCGCCGGGCTGGAGCGCCGGGCTAAGGATAAGGACGGGAATACCGTTAAGGTGCCTGCGGATATGAGCTATGAGGAGTGGCGGAGGGAGTTTGTGGACAATAAATCCACCTCTGAAAACATGAAAGGATCTGCTCCGGAGATCGGAAAACGCAAAGATCCTTGTGCGAACGGGCATTACTTCATTGATAAGAGCGAAACGCCCCCGACCTGTACAGAAGATGGGAAACGTGAAAAGGTATGTGCTGTTTGCGGCAAGACCGAAGTTGAAACTGTTCCTGCCACCGGGCACAGATATGTCGATACCATTGTACAGCCGACCTGCACCGAAAAGGGGTACACGCTTCACAAGTGCAGCGTATGCGGCGACAGTTATCAGGATGCCGAAACTCAGCCGATCGGTCATAATTATGAGGCAGTCAAAACAGTTCAGCCGACCTGCGTTGACAAGGGCTTTACAGAATACTGCTGCACACGCTGCGGTGATACATACACCGATGATATTCCCGCAACAGGGCATAAATTCGGCAAGTACAAGATAGTCACCAAGCCAACTTCCGTTTCAGAAGGGCTGAAAGCACGGTACTGCAAGGTATGCGGTGAAAGCGATGAAGTAGTTCTGCCGAAAACCAAGACAGTTACCAAGGCTGAAAAGAAACAGAAGCTGCTTGATATAATCAACGGAGCCCAGCAAGATATTGACAAAATCGCACAGAAGCAGTATAATAATATATGGAAGAATCCTGTTACAGCCGCCGACTATAGCACCAAGCAGAGCACAATTCAAGCCAAGAAGGATTATTTCAATCAGCAGCTTGCTTCAAATCCCGTTGACAAGGCAAAATGGCAGGCGCTGCTGAATGAGCTGGACGATTTTGAAACCCAAGGCAAGAAATATGCCGCTTTGCAGGCAACAAAGAATCAGGCGCAGTCACAGCTCACGAAACTCGCTTCAAAGAGCGGCAGTTCGGCTTCGTTTGCACCGGACGCATATTCTCAATCGAGGAAGAATGCGGCGTATTGGTTTAAGGGCAACGAAAAGGCTTCAGCAGACGCTGCGCTTCGTCCGAAAAGCGGCACAGTGTGGCAGGCAGCAAGCTCCGACGAACGTCAGGCGGCATGGAAGTATACATCAGGTTCCGGAAGCTTTAATCGTCCCCTTCGCGGATACGATGGAAATTGGTATAATTACAAGGGTGTTGGAAATGTCAGTCTTGATAACGAAGGTAGCGAAAGTGCGATAAAGCATCTCACTGACCTGATTGACCGTTCTAAGTATAACTTCGATATCTGGCTCAATCGTGGTATAGGTACATCATCTGGCGCTGCTTCGTTCCTGCAAATTCCGGAAACGGTGCTGACAGGTGCTTCTCAAAGCGATTTGAATAACCTGCTGGTCGGCAAGGTAGTCAAGGACGAAGCGTTTGTGTCATGCGGCAGCGCAAAAGGCGCAGGCTTTTCGGGGTATATTTTCAATGTTTATGCTCCGAAAGGCACTAAAATGCTTTATGCAGAACCGTTTTCAGCTTTTGGGCAAGGGCACGGCCAGAACTGGGACGGACTAAGCGGACAAACAAGTTTCGGCGGTGAATTTGAAACGATAATTCAGCGAGGAACTGAATTCCGCATTACGAAGGTCGATAAGCAAGGGAGCAATATTTTCTTTGATATTGAGGTCGTTAATCAGCCGTAAGAAAGGGAGTGGTATGAATGGCTGAAAGCAGAAACCCTAGATGGGAAAAAGAGCCGTGGAGTACCACGGTTCCTTCCGGCAATATCCAGTGCAGGGACTGCATTTTCAGGCTTCGGCCTATCACTATTAACGGCGAAAGTTTTGACCGGTCTGCATACGGAAATTGCGAAATATATGAGTACCCTAATGCCAAGCCGAATGAGGTGTTATGGCAGGGTGATAATTGCCCGAATTACTCCAAAGAATAGAGGTGCTATCATGAACGACAAACTGAAATCAGCCGTCTACGGACTGGCTGTCGGCGACGCGCTTGGTGTTCCGGTGGAATTTATGAAGCGCGGCTCTTTTCATGTGACCGGAATGACCGGATACGGTTCACATAATCAGCCTGCCGGTACATGGTCTGACGACACAAGCATGACGCTCGCAACCTGCGATTCAATAAGGGTGCTTGGCAGGGTCGATTGCGACGATATCCGGAACAGATTCCGTCAGTGGCTCTATAACGCAGAATACACAGTTGATAACGTGGTATTTGACGTGGGGAATACAACCGCCAGAGCGCTGCGCTGCGGCAAAGGCGAGGACAGCGAGTATTCAAACGGCAACGGCTCGCTTATGAGAATACTGCCGCTTGCGTTCACAAACGCAGAGGACGAGCTTATCGGTGAAGTGTCTGCGATAACTCATGCACATACCTTGTCAAAGAGCATTTGTATCAAGTATGTGGGACTGGCGAGGGCTTTGCTGAACGGTATGCCGCTCAGAGACGCGCTTACTGACCTGGGCAAGGAAACAGCCACACTGGCTGAACTCACCAAATTTGAAATAAAGTCAAGCGGATATGTAGTCGATACTTTCAGAGCGGCGTTGTGGAGCCTTGCAACGACCGATAATTACAAGGACGCGGTACTCAAAGCTGTGAACCTCGGTGATGATACCGATACCGTCGGAGCTGTTACAGGAGGGCTTGCCGGAATCGTATACGGCATGGAAGACATACCCAGTGAATGGATAGATAAGCTCAGAGGTAAAGAGATTATCGACAGGTGCTTGTTTTAAAATAGTAACATAATAATTAAGCGCTATGCAGCAATGCACGGCGCTTTTTTATTGTCCGAAACACGCTGACGACGTAAAAAGCCCGCGCGGAACACAGTCATACGGACGTTAAACGGAGGTAACAATGGCAGACGAAACACAGACAACCCAGACCACAGAAAGCGCCCAGAACGCGCAGGAAACCACGCACGCGACCGCAGAGAGTAACGACTCTGCAAAACAGGAAAACCCCTCTCAGGGCGCCGCAGAGGGCGCTGAAAAGACATTCACGCAGACGGAACTCGACAGGATAATCACCGACCGCCTGAAATCCGAGCGCAAGCGCTGGGAAAAGAAAGCTGCGGACGAAAAGGCAGAAGCCGAGCGCGTAGCCGCAATGACAGCAGACGAGAAATCAAAGCATGAGCGCGAGAAGCAGGAAAAGGCTCTCGCAGACCGCGAAGCCGCTCTCACGAAGCGGGAGCGCACTGCCCTCGCAAAGGAGTACCTCGCGGAGAAGAACGTCCCCGCCGCTCTGGTAGGGGCTGTGGACATCTCCGACCCCGACGGTATCGAAGCAAGCGCGGAAGCAGTCGCAAAGGCATTTTCAGAAGCCGTCAGCGCGGAGGTAGCAAAGAAGTTAGCCGGAGCTCCCCCGAAAAAGGGCGACCCCGGCGCAAAGGACCCTTTCCTCGACGGACTGGGAGTTTAACAGGAGGTAATTTTAATGGCAGTAAATCTCGCAACCAAGTATTCAGATAAGGTCGACGAAGTATTCAGGCTCGGAGCGCTTACCACTTCGATGGCGGGCGGCAAGTACGAATTCACCGGAGCGCAGACCGTCAAGGTCTACAGCATGGGAACCGCTGAAATGAACGACTACAAGGCGACAGGCTCCAACCGCTACGGCAACCCCGAGGAGCTGGAGGACACCACCGAGGAGCTGACCCTCACTCAGAAGCGTTCGTTCACGTTCACCATCGACGCCACCAACGCGGTGGATTCCCCGGCGGGTATCCGCGACGCGGCAAAGGCGCTCCGCAGACAGCTCGACCAGGTAGTTATTCCGGAGGTGGACGCCTACCGCTTTAAGACCGCCGCGAACAAGGCTAAGCACGTAGCGGTCAGCACCACCAGCAACTCCACCGCTTACAGTGATTTTCTCACGATAAACAGCGCCATCAGCGACGACGAGGTGCCTGCGGTCGGCAGAGTGGCGTACGTTTCCAACGCTTTTCTCAATGCGATAAAGCAGTGCGACGGCTACACCAAGGCTTCCGAGCTTGCGCAGAACATGCTCATCACCGGGCAGGTCGGCGACGTTGACGGTGTTAAGATAGTAGCTGTTCCCAAGAGCAGAATGCCCGCCGGCGCGTCGTTCATCATCGCTTACGGCGAATCTGTGTGCTCCCCCGAGAAGCTTGCGGAATACAAGATACACGATAATCCCCCCGGTATCGCGGGACACCTTGTCGAGGGTCTGGTGTATTACGACGCGTTCGTCACCGAGAACAAAAAGTGCTCCGTCGGCGTGCATTTCGGCGCTATGGGCGAGTTCGGGCTTTCCATGAGCGCTGCCGACACCGGCAAGGGCAGGCTCAAGATCGCACGCAACGTTGTGGGAAAGCTGATGTACAAGGCAGACAGCTCCGTTACTGTTCCGAAGTTCGGGGCGGCTGCTACGGGCTTCACTGATGTTCCCGCGGACGGTATCATCTCCGCAACTGTCGGGAACAAGGTCGCTGTCGTTTCCGTGGTTGACGGCAAGACTGTAGCCGCTTCCGCAGTTATCGACGCGGTAGTCGGCGCATGAGCCCGCTGGAGCGGTTCAAGCTTCTAACCGGGATAACGGGCGATTCGCAGGACGGGCTCATAACCGCCCTGCTTTCGGACGCGGGGGATGCAGTCTGCGACTATATCGGTCGCGATGAAGTTCCGGCGCGGCTCGTTTCGGTGCAGGTACAGCTTGCGGTGATGGCGTACAACAAGCGCGGCGCAGAGGGCGAAAGTTCCCGCAGCGAGGGCGGTATCTCCCAGAACTTCGACGGGCTTCCCCCTGAAATGCTGGCGCGGCTGAAAAACTACCCAAGAAAGGCGGGGGTGCTTTATACGGCTGATACAGAACAGGCTTGAAACGCTCCCGCTTTCGCGCCCGGCGGCTGCAAAGAGCAGCTACATCGGCACAGAAACCACATGGCAGCCCGCCGGGAATATCCGCGCGGAAGTCCAGCCGCTCAGCGATAACGCGACCGCCGAGCAGTACGGCGTGAAATTCAGCCGTTCAATAGAGCTACTCTGCAGCGCCGATACCGATATCCGCGAGCGCGACCGCGTGAAATTCCGCAGCGGCACTTACGAAGCGAAAGGCGTGACCGTTTACAGAAATATACGGAAAGCGGTGTGCGAACTGATATGACGATACAACAGCTTATAAAGAAAATGCAGTCCGTAAGGGCTGACAGCGGCGCAGTGCTCGACCAGGCGCTGCTCAGAGGCGGTGAGAAAATACGCGGAAACGCAGTCCTGCTTTGCCCTGTGGATACCGGGGAACTGCGGAACAGTATCCGGGTACAGAGGCTTGCGCCGGGTGTTGTCGCGGTGGGGACCAATAAGGAATACGCGGCGTTCGTCGAGTACGGCACCGGCACCCAGGGCGACCCCGGAGTTCCACACACGTCAAAGATGGAATGGCACTGGCAGGACGAAGAAGGCAACTGGCACACTTCATACGGGCAGAAAGCGCAGTCGTTCCTGCGGGCCGCGGTCGGAAAGAACACGGAAAGGGAAATATACCGACTGGTCGCAGAGGAACTGAGAAAGGCGATAGACGATGCTTGACGTCAATATCATCATTCCCCCGATGGTGGAGGATATAGCCGCGCTGGAACCGCAGTTCCCGGAGATAGTGCCGGGCTTTCCGCTGGCGATACTTACACCGCTTGACGTCGGCTCCGGGGCGATAGTTTCGGGGGAGGAACGGCTGGCGGCGGTGTCGTTCCAGATAGATGTTTACGATACGAATTTGCAGCGCTGCACCGGAACGGCTCTCGCGCTATCCGCACGGCTCATCTCACGCGGATTTGTGCGGAATTCCGGCGCGGATATAAAGGAGGACGGGCTGCACCGGCGCACGCTGACGTTCAGCGCGGCAATAGACGAACACACAGGTCAGATTTACAGGAGGAACACATGGAACACATAACCAAAGACACGCATCTCGATTTTTCAGAGGACAACGGCGCTACATTTCTTGAGCTTTACGGACTGAGCAACTACCCTGATATGGGCAGCACACCGGACAAGGTCGATGTATCCAACATGCGCGACAAGAACAAGCGCTATATCGACGGACTGACCGACCCGGGCTCGCTGGAGTTCGAATTCATTTATAACGCCGAAACTGCACAGGATACCGGAACCGTCATCAAGAAGGCTTTCGCCAAACTCAAGGAGAAAGAGAACACCCTGCTCGACTGGAAGCTGGTGTTCCCGGACGGTACCTACTATTCATGGAAGGGCAAGCCCACCGTTTATATCACAAGCGCTGGCGTCGGCGACCCGATGAAGTACAAGCTTTCCGTATCGATGGAAAGCGACCTTGAATGGAAAGAAACATAAGGAGGAGCCATGAACGGAGCAATCCTGAAAATATCAGAGGATAAAAACCTGGAACTGCGCTTCACCGCACGCCGTGCCGAAAAGCTGGAAGCAATCCTCGGTGAGAGCCTGCTCGACGGGCTGCAGAAAACCGACCGCATAGGCGTGACCGCGCAGTTCATCGCCTGCGGTGCGGATATTCCCAAGAACGAAGCGCTCGACGTGTACGACGAGTTCGTCGAGAACGGCGGAACGATAAACGACGCGGCGAACGTGATATTCGAAGCGCTCGTGAATGGCGGCTTCATATCAAAGACAGCGGCAGACGCGGCAAAAAAAGTCCAGGATCAGCTCAGCCGTGCAACGCAGCAGAGCTGATCTCCCGACTGAAAAGTGCTGCGATAGAAAACGGGGTGTACGGCAGCGGCTTCTGCGACCTCACCCCCGCGGAGATGTACGACCTGCTGAAAAGCGAAGCCGCGCGCCGCGACGGAGCCATGCGGAGCTCTGCGATACTTGCCTGGAACACCGCGTATCTCACCGGGCTTGCGGTGAACAACCCGAGGCATTTTCCGAGGTCCGCAGACCAGCATTTCCCGTTCCTGCGGGAAAACAAGGGCTTCGACTGGCGTAAATGCCGCGACAGCATGGCAAGAATAGCCGCCGTGCACAACAAGAGAAAGGGGGCTGGAGATGACCGTTGAGGAACTGAACATCGTCATAAACGCCCAGAACCGCGAATTCAACCAGGCTATCGGCGAAGTCATAGGGCGGCTGGACGACCTGGAGGAGCAGTCGCAGAAATCCGGCGACGCGCTGAAAGACATTTTCAAAAGCGCGGCAAAGGGAGTTTCCGCGCTGGGTATCGGGAAGATCATCAGCGACAGTATTTCCAATGCGGGCGACCTTGAGCAGAACCTCGGCGGTGTTGAGGTGGTATTCCAGAAGCACGCCGACAAGTTGAAAGAGACTGCACTCACCGCCGCGGGGAACATGGGGCTATCACAGTCTGCGTATCTTGCGACGGCAAACAAGATGGGGGCGCTGTTCAAGGGTTCCGGTTTCGACAACGCCAGCGCCGCGGAAATGTCCAGGAATGCCATGCAGCGAGCCGCCGACGTCGCTTCCATCATGGGCACTGACGTCAAGGACGCGATGGAAGCTGTCACCGGCGCCGCAAAGGGCAATTTCACGATGATGGATAATCTCGGCGTTGCCATGAACGACACCACCCTGCAGGCTTACGCGCAGGAAAAGGGCTTGGGCAAGCTTGAGACCACCCAGCAGAAGGTGTACGCGGCAATGCAGATGTTCCTTGACAAGACGGAGTACGCAGCCGGGAACTACGCCCGAGAGAACGACACATTTTCTGGCTCGCTGACGACGTTAAAGGCAGAATTCGAGAACCTCACCGCTGAACTGGGCACCCAGCTGCTGCCGACGGCTTCCTCGCTGGTGGCTATCGGTCGTTCGGGGCTTGAAGCGCTGGCGCCGGTGATAACCACGGTCGCCGGTGGTATCAACAATGCCGCTCAGTTTCTGCTGAACCTCTCGCCGGGCGCGAAAACCATGCTCGGTATCGCTGTTGCGGCAGCGCTGACCATGCCTGCCGTGGCCAAGGCTCAGCTGCTTTACAACGCTGCGAACGCCGCGTGGAAGAACCTGCTTGGAATTCTCATACCGAAGCAGCTGACGTGGAACTCCGCGCTGAAAGCGACTTTCGGTTGGCTCGCTATAATTGCGGGAATACTTGCCCTGGTCGCCGACGTAGGCGCCACTGCCCGGGAAATGTCGGAGAACAAATCCCTCGACGATACCGCAGAGGGCGCGGACAATGCCGCTGACAGCGTTGACGGGCTTTCGGAAAGCTACGACGGGCTGGGCAGCAGCGCCGAGGGTGCTGAAAAGAAGCTTGCCGATATCGATACGCTGAATATATTCAAGGGTTCATCCGGAAGCACCGGGGGGATCGATTTCAACGCGATAACCAACGGCGCTTCGGAAGCTGCCGACGCTGTAGCGGACGCAAAGGCGCAGCTCGGCGACCTCGACGACCAGGTGAACGGCTTCGACCTCGGTGGGTTCGCGGATACGTTCTCGACGACGTTTTCGGATATCGGGACTGGCTTCGGGACCATATTCGACGCGTTTAATTTCGACAGCGATACGCAGCTTTCGAGCCTTCGGGTGCTTGATAAGAAAATCCGGAACCTGTTCGGCGACCGCTGGTCTGATTTCTGGACGAATGCCGGGAGCACGATATATCAGGCGTTCAACGGTCACGGAGAGGAACAAAGAGAAGCCCTTAAAAAACTGGGAGGCTTCCTTGAAAGCATAGACAATACGGTTGCTGGCTGGTTCGGTGATTTCGGCAAAAGCTGGAGCGAATACTGGCAGAGTATCGGATTTAGTTTCAACGAGTCAGCACGAAACGAAGCCTTTGAGCTTACAAACCGCTTTTCCAGTCTTGACAGAGATATGAGCCAGAGTCTGGTTGAACACCTGCGTAATAATGAAAACCCGGTAGACGCTCTGAAATCTGCCAAAAGTGAAGCTTTCGAAGCAGACCCGCTGGCTGAGGATTACTTCAACAGGTATGGGTACGACCAGTGGTTCAACATAGATTACGCGCTGAGTTTGCAGAAAAATCTCCGCGAAAGCGGGCAGATACCGTTGGAATATCCCGATTACGAAATCCCGCAGAGCACATTGTCCATGGTCGCCCCTGGTCTGACCGGAACGGCACGTGCCCTTACGCCTGACGAAACAAAGCAGATGGCGATCGAGCTCCACACAACCGTTGAACTCGACGGAAATATCGTGGGCGAAAGCGTGACTAATTACCAGGAAAGAGAGGCAATGCGTTCCAATGGATATTGACATTTGCGACAATTTGTGATATCATATTCACAGATACAACAAATGTTGGAGGTAATCAATATGGATATGCAGAAGCCGGAAACCAGCCAGAGCCGCGATGAAAGGGTCGGCGCAGAGCTGACTGTTCTGAACGACACTGCGGCTGATATTCACGCAGAACTCACCGCGATAAACACCAACCTTTCCGTCATGCTTGAAAGCCTGCAGGTCATGGAAGAAAAGCAGTACAAGCTTGCAAAGGATATCAAATCCATCAGCGCAATGCTGCTGTTCTGGTTTATCCTTACGTTGTTCGGCTTTATCGGTGTTTTCATGTTTGGAAGATAAATCGGAAGAAAATGATATTACAGCGTTCAGCAATGGGCGCTGATTTTTTTACCCGGAAAGGGGAACAGATGGCAAAGACCTATTCGATAGTCAAGATAGACGGTGTGGAAATGCCCGCGCCGTCCGATTTTTCACCCACCAGCGACGATTACGACAGCAAAAGCGCGGGGCGTTCCGAAAATATGTTCATGACCCGCGACATAATACGCAGCAACGTCCGGACTGCGAGCTTTACATGGAAGCTGCAGACCCCTGATATGCGCAAGGTCTGGAACGCAGTACTTTCACCAAAGATAAAGGTGACTTTCTTCGACCTGGCGCAGCCGGCTGATACGCAGTACAGCACCATGGACTGCTACGCAGACCCATCCCGCAAGCCGAAGCTGCTGAAATGGGACCCCGACGACCCCGAGAAATCATGGTGGGAATTCACGACGACATTCACGGAGTATTAACATGTATAATGTGACCGACACTTACAGCACGCTCATTTCATCGCCGGTGCGTTACACCGGAGTGTACGGCGCCGTCCGCCTGAAAGACGGCACGATGATACAGCTGGACGACAGCAACATTGACAGCGGAACGCTGCAGATAATCAATAAGCTTAACCGTCGGGGCGATTTTCGTCCCGGCGGCGTTTATTCCGGGGAACTTTCCGTGGGGCTGAGAGGTTTTGCGGGAAAGACCAGCGACCTGGACGGCGCGGTCATCAAGCTTGCTTTCAGGATCTATCATGACAGCAGCATGAATACCGCTGCTTCTGAAAGCGTTCCGCTGGGGAGGTATTACGTTGACGGCTCAACTATCAAGCGCCGTAACGATGTCGTAAAATTCAGTGCGGACGACTCGCTTGTGCTGTTTGATATCCCCTCAACCAGCCGGGAGGGAACACTGTTTGAGCTCGTTGACTACGCATGCACGGCAGCCGGTGTTACTTTCGGAATGTCGCAGTCGGAATTTGAAGCGCTTCCTAATGGCGCTATGAGCGCTTCTATAGACGTGACCCGCGTCCAGACGGAACACGACCTGCTGATGTATGTCGGCATGCTGACCGCTTCGTTCGCGCGGATACGCCGCCAGGACGGCGCGCTTGAGTTCCGGCCGCTCACGTGCAATAAAAACAGCGGTGGAGTTATTACTCCGGAGCGGGAGATAAAGGGAGATATCCGCTTCAGCACTGAATTTTCGGACGATACCACAAGGATTGCTCAGATAATAACGCGAAAGAAAGGGAATATAGTTTCCTCATCGCTCAGTGCTACAGCTGGTGGCAGCGAAAAACTCGCAGTACTTGAACTGGACGACAACCCGCTTACAGCTGCTTTGACCGATGCGGAACTCGTTGAAGCGCTAAACAACGAACTCAGGCAGCTTTTCGAGTGCCTGAACAGGGTGTATGACGTCAGCTTTACCGGCGACCCTGCGCTTGATGTCGGGGATTATGTGCGGCTCAGATCGGAAGAGCACACGT